ATAACGCAGTTGGTAATATAACAGGTGGTGGAGAAAACATTTATGTTAGTCCAATGATAAGAGGTATATTATGATAAGTTATATTTGGAATAAAATTAAAAATATATTTAAACCTAAAAGACAAGAACCTGTTGTTTTACAAAAAGAAGTAAAACCTAAATTAGATCCTTGTAGTAAACATATATATTATAGAAAAAGCTGTTTAGTTTGTAGAGAGCTAAGACAAGCAGGAGTTATTTAATGGCTGGATTAAGTGCGTCAGGATTAAAAACACAAATTAAAAGTTATACTGAAACAGATTCTAATGTATTAACAGACGCTGTTTTAGAAAATATAATATTAAATGCACAATACAGAATATTTAGAGATGTACCAATTGATGCAGATAGAAAACAACAATTAGGTAATTTTGTTGCTGGACAAGAATCTATAAATGCTCCAGCAGGATGTTTATTTGTTAGAGGTATACAAGTTTACGATACAGCAGGATCAGAAATTACAGGGGCTAATAGATGGTTAGAAAAGAAGGATATGACATATTTACAGGAGTATCAAGATGTAACTGGAACTTCTGCCGCTCAAGGTCAACCTAAATATTATGCTATGTTTGGTGGTGCTACAGGAGAATCTGATACTACATCAGGTAGAATATTCTTAGCTCCAACACCAAATACAACATATAGATTTAGAATACATTTTAATAAAATGCCTGATCTTTTAGAGAATAATGACACTAATTACATCAGTCTTAATTTTCCAAATGGACTATTATATTGTTGTCTGTCAGAAGCATATGGCTTTTTAAAAGGTCCGATAGACATGTTGACACTATATGAAAATAAGTATAAACAAGAGGTACAGAAGTTTGCTAACGAGCAAGTTGGTAGAAGACGAAGAGACGACTACACAGACGGCGCAGTTAGAATACCAGTTAACTCAGCAAACCCGTAGGAGATAAATTATGGCAATTACATCAGCAATATGTTCAAGTTTTAAACAAGAACTTTTACAAGGTAAGCATAACTTTGCTTCATCAGGTGGACATACTTTTAAACTAGCTTTATTTACTAGCTCTGCATCTTTAGGTGCGGCAACAACAGATTATTCAACATCAAACGAAATTACAAACACATCAGGAACAGCTTATACAGCTGGAGGGGCATCTCTTACAAGATCAGGAGTTGGCTTAACAGGCACAACTGCATTTACAGATTTTAGTGATGTTACATATTCGTCAGCTTCTTTTACTGCAAATGGTGCAATGATTTATAACACTACGACAGCTGGTGGATCAGGAACAACTGATGCAGTTGCAATCATTGCTTTTGGTGGAGACAAAACAGCAAGTAATGGAACTTTTAAAATAGAGTTTCCAACAAACGACGCTACAGCCGCAATAATTAGATTAGCATAGGAGGTCGACCATGTCGACGACTTCAGGATGGGGCCGGTTAACCTGGGGACAGGCTAATTGGAATCAAGCTACAACTTTTAAAACTGGTTGGGGTGCTCAACAATGGAGCGGCGATGGCGGCTGGGGAGATCTTTCTGATCAAACTGTTTCTGTTTCTTTAACAGGTATACAAATTACAACAAGTATTGGATCTGTAGATGTTCCTGATCAAATAATAACACCAACAAGTTTTGAAATAACATTATCACAGGGAGAAGCTTTTGTTCCTGTAAGTATAGATACTTCTTTATCAGCAACATTCTCCGTTGGTTCATTAACCGTGAACGATGTAACTATGGGCTTAACAGGTCAAGAAATTACATCTGTGTTGGGCACACCAGTTGTGGCTGACATGACCATTGGTTTAACAGGTCTAGATTTAACTTTATCACAAGGTACAGCTTTTGCTCCAAACGATACAGTAATTATTTCTGGTCAAGAAATGACTTTATCGCAGGGTACTGCAACTGGAACATCTTCACAAGAAGCAGCATTAACAGGTATCGAAGCAACTTTTAGTATTGGTTCTGTAACTATACCAAATGACACTGTTATTGTTTCTGGTTTGTCTATGGAAGCTAGTCTTGGTTCTATTGTTGGATTAGGTGGTGCTGTTGCTAATCTAACTGGTATTAGTATAACATCTAGTTTAGGATCTTTAACTGTAGAAGAAGGTTTAGGATTAACAGGAATATCATTTAGCGCTAGTTTAGGAACAGTTTCATTAACAGATATTACAGTAGGATTAACTGGACTATCAGCTACCTTTAGTGTAGGAACTGTAGACATATTTGCTTATGGCGATGTTGACACTGGTTCAAATACATCATATAGTAATGTTTCGACAGGTTCGAATGATACATATTCGGATGTTGCAACTGGATCAAATACAAGTTATAGTGACGCTGCATAGGAGATAAAATTTATGGCATCAACATACACACCATTAGGTGTTGAACTTCAAGCAACTGGTGAAAACGCTGGTACATGGGGTACAAAAACTAATACAAACTTACAAATTATAGAACAAATAGCTGGTGGTTATGTTGCTAAATCAATAACTGGTGGCGCACAGACAACTGCTTTATCTGTTTCAGATGGATCAACTGGTGCAGAACTTTCTCATAGAATGATTGAGTTCACAGGTTCAATTTCAGGAAATCAAATTGTAACAATACCTTTAGATGTTCAAACTTTTTATTTTTTAAGAAACTCAACATCAGGTGGTTACACAGTTCAGTTTAAATATGCATCTGGTTCAGGGTCAACTGTTACTTTTGCTACTACAGATAAAGGTGATAAAATTGTTATTGCAACTGCAAATGATGGCACTAATCCAGATATAAAAGAAGTAGCTTTAGGTATAGCAAGCGTTGCTGCAGATACAACACCTCAATTAGGTGGTGATCTTGATATGAATGGTCAAGACATTGTTACTACATCAAATGCAGATATAGAATTAGCACCAAATGGAACAGGACACGTAACTGTCAAAGGTAATGATAATCAAGGTGCTATTCAATTTAATTGTGAAAATAATTCTCATGGACAACAGATAAAAGCTGCACCACACTCAGAGAGTGCTAGTAATATTTTAACAATACCAAGCACTGGTGGTAACTCAACTATAGTATCAGATGCTTCTACATCAACTTTAACAAATAAAACTTTAACAGCTCCAAAAATTGCAGATGCAGGTTTTATTGCAGATGCAAATGGAAACGAACAAATTATATTTCAAACAACAGCTTCAGCAGTTAATGAATTAGAAGTAACAAATGCTGCAACGGGTAATAATCCTGGTCTTGCTGTATCAGGTGGTGATACAAATATTGGGTTAGAAATTACAACAAAAGGAACTGGATATATTAAATTTAATGATTTAGCTTATATTCCACAACAAGCATTAACATCATCTTCAAACGCCGTTGCATGGGATGTGCAAGCAAAACCAAATGCATATCATCTAACAACAGAAAATACTACTTTCTCTGCACCAACTAATTCAGTTGAAGGCTCATTTATTTGTTTAGAAATAAACTACAACGGAAGTCATACGATCGCCTTCAATACCGTCTTCGAATTTGCAGCATCAACTGCTCCAACGTTTACTTCAACAGATGGTAAAGCAGATATTCTTGTATTCAGATATAATGGTGCTGTGTGGCAAGAAGTAGGTAGAACATTAAATTTAAGTGAAAGTTAAAATATGTACGCATTAGTAGAAGATAACAATATAACAAAAATAATTACAAATCCTAGATCATTAGTGATTGGAGATGTAAGATACCCAGCTAAAATATTTCAGTTATGGTCAAAGTCAGAATTAAATGCCATAGGTATTTATGAAATAGTAACTGATTCAACAAATAAAAAAGATGAAAAATGGTACAACAACACAAATGAATCTTATGCTTTTGCAGCGGATCAAGTCACAAGATCATGGGGTACTGCTACACCTAAGGCACATGTAGATAGCTTATATACAAGTCAAGATAATACAGATGGTTTAATACCAAATAATAAATCAGTTGGAGATATAAAAATAGAGGGATTAAAAACAGTTTTAATTAGAAGTTTAAAAACAACAGTTGCTAATGAACTTGCTAAAACAGATTGGTATATAACTAGAAACACGGAAAAATCTACTGCTATACCTAGTGCTGTATCTACACACAGAGATGCAGTTAGAACAAAACAAGCTGAAATGGAAACTGCTATAATAAATGCAAGTGATACTCCAGCATTAGAAACTTTATACACATATGTAAATACAGGCACTGAAGAAAATCCTGTAATGACAAGACCATTAGGCGAACTTCCAACACTGGAGAACTAATGTCACTACTTATACCTGGAACTAACTCCATAAAAGACACAGGTTATGATGTAGCTAACTCATTAAGATTTGATGATGGTAGTTCAGATTATCTTTCAAGAACACCAAGTAGTGGTGGTAATACAAAAACTTGGACATTTTCAACTTGGATTAAAAGAGCAAATATTGGTGTATCAGCACCTATGAATCTTTTAGGTGGAGAAGATAGTGCAAGTAGATATTCAGATGTAATGATTGGAACTCCATCAGGTGTAGATGACACATTCTGGTTTAAACAAGACACAGGAACAGTTGCAGAATTAAGATCAACAGCTGTTCTACGGGACCCAACCGCTTGGTACCATTTAGTTTTTGTGTACGACAGCACCAATGGAACTGCTGATGATAGAATGAAAATGTATGTTAATGGAGTGCAGCTTACAAGTTTTGTAGTTAGAACAAATGTTGGCTCTAATGTAGATAGTTATGTAAATTCAAGTGGAGATATTAATTATGTAGGTTCATATCAAGGATCTAGTAAATTCTTAGATGGTTATTTATGTGAAACAGTTTTAATAGATGGTACAGCATTGACACCAACAGCATTTGGAGAATTTGATTCTGACACAGGAATATGGAAACCAAAAGATTTTAAAGATGATGTTACTTTTGGCACAAACGGATTTTATTTAGAGTATAAAGAATCAGGAACAGGCACAGATAGTTCTGGTATGGGTGCTGATACATCAGGTAATAATCATCACTTTGCAGTTAGTAACTTAACTAGTATAGACCAGTGCACGGACACGTGTACTAATAATTTTGTAACATTAAATCCTTTATACAATGCTTATGTTGATCCAACATTTTCTGAAGGAAATTTAAAAATTACTTCAGGTTCAGGTTGGGCTGGTGCTAAAGCAACTATAGGTGTTTCAACTGGTAAATGGTATTGGGAACTTAAATTAACAGGAACAATGTCAAGTCATCAACATGGAGTTCAACAAGAAAATGTTAATGAAGGTGCGCAAAATCCACAAAATACAACAGGAACAACATCATTTTATAATCATGATGGTGGAGAAATGAATACTGATTCAACATTTACAACTGCTGACTATGGAACTTTTTCTAGTGGTGATATTATGGGAGTAGCTTTAGATATGGATGCAGGAAGTTATGGACAAATTACTATTTATAAAAACGGAAGTGCTATAGTAAGTGATTTTAATTTATCGTCTTCAAGCACTTTAGTTATGCCACATTTTTCTATAGATAATTCTACTGTAGAATGTAACTTTGGCTCACCACCATATGCAATATCATCAGGTAATGCAGATGCAAATGGTTACGGTAATTTTGAATATGCTCCCCCAACGGGATATTATTCCATTTGTTCAAAGAACCTTGCGGAGTATGGATAATGGCCTACACAACTGTCGATAACCCATTAGAATATTTTAATACTAAACTTTATACTGGTAATGCAGCAGATGGAAGTAGTACAACACAAGATATATCGGGCGTTGGATTCCAGCCCGACTGGGTATGGTTGAAAAGTCGAGATACTGCGAATAATCATGTAGTTGATGATTCAGTAAGAGGTGCTAACAAACATTTATTTCCAGATTTAACTAATGTAGAAAATACATCTACTAATTATCTTAAATCATTTGCGTCAGATGGTTTTCAACTTGGTCCAGATGGTGCAATAAATGGAAATGGTGATACTTATGTTGCATGGAATTGGAAAGCTGGAACATCATTTTCAAATAGTTCTGGTTCTAATGGTGCTAACTTAGATTCATCAGGAAGTGTATCAACCACTGCTGGAATTAGCATTGTTTCTTTTACAGGAAATAGAAGCACCACAAGAAATATTTATCATGGATTAGGTGCTGTTCCAAAAATAATGATTTTTAAAAATAGAGATGGCACAAACGGATGGACAATTTATAATGAAGCAATAGGAAATGCTAATAAATTAACATTAAATAACACTAGTGCTGCTGGTAGTTGTTCTGCTTGTTTTGCAAGTACAAATCCAACTTCTACACTTTTTTCAGTTGGAGATGATGGTGATACTAATGGTACTAGTGAAAAGATGATTGCATATTGTTTTTCAGAGGTCAAAGGCTACTCAAGTATCTCAAGTTATTTAGGTAATAATTCAACAAATGGTCCTGTAGTTTTTTGCGGTTTTAAACCAGCTTGGATTATGATTAAAAATACTGAAGCAGCTGAACAATGGAGAGTTTACGACAACAAAAGAGATCCATTTAATCATATGTTTAGATGTGTATTTCCAAATGCAAATAATGGAGACAATACAACTGATAATGAAAGTGAAGAAATAGATTTTCTGGCTACAGGATTCAAGATTAGATCAGATGCTCGACAATTAAATGGAGACGGTCAAAAACTAATCTATATGGCATTCGCGGAGGCGCCGCTCGTTACAGGAGCATCAGCAATACCAACGACAGCGAGGTAATTGTGTTACAAAAAATAGGTTTTCAGCCTGGGATCAATAAACAGATAACACCTACTACAGCAGAAGGTCAATGGACTGACTGTGATAATGTAAGATTTAGATATGGCACACCTGAAAAAATAGGTGGTTGGAAACAATTAGGTGATGACGCACTGACTGGTGCAGGTAGAGGGCTTCATCATTTTGTAAATAGTAAGGCTAGAAAGTATGCAATCATTGGTACAAACAGAATTTTATATGCATACTCTGGAGGTGTATTTTATGATATACACCCAATCAAATCTACAAACACTCTTACAAGTGCATTTAGCACAACCAACGGATCACCAACTGTTACCATAACTTTTAGTGGCGACCATGGTATATCTGAGCAAGATATAATTTTATTAGATAATTTTAGCGCGATAACTAACTCTAATTATGGTGCGTCTGATTTTAATGATAAAAAATTTATGGTAGCAACTGTACCAACAAGCACAACAATTACAATTACAATGCCAGGTAATGAATCTGGCTCGGGTGCAACAACATCAGGTGGTATTAGAGTACAACATTATTATCCTGTAGGACCAGCTGTACAAGCAAAAGGTTTTGGTTGGTCACTTGGATCATGGGGTGGTGAAGTAGCAGGAGAACCTACAACAACTCTTACAAATGGTATTAACGATGCTGTAACTACAGGTATTATATTAGGAGATGTATCACAGTTTCCAGACTCAGGAACAAACTTTATTAAAATAGATAATGAAGAAATTTCATACACAGGTATATCTGGTAATGAACTTACAGGTGTAACAAGAGAAGTAAGAGGCACAACAAAAGCTGCACATAGTGGTGGAGCAACTGTTACAAGTACAACAAACTTTGTAGCATGGGGTGAAGCTGCATCAGGTGATTTAGTTCTTGAACCAGGTATGTGGTCATTAGATAATTTTGGTGATAAAGCTATTTGTTTAATTCATGACAGTGCAGTATTTGAATGGGATTCAGCTGCTACAGGAGCAGAAAATATTAGAGCTACAATTATATCTGGTGCACCAACTGCATCAAGACATATGTTAGTTTCTACACCGGATCGTCACTTAGTATTTTTTGGAACAGAAACAACTATTGGAAATACAGCTACACAAGATGATATGTTTATTAGATTCTCGGACCAAGAAGATATAAATACTTACACACCAACAGCAACCAATACAGCTGGCACACAAAGATTGGCCGACGGATCACAGATCAGAGGAGCTATCAGAGGTAGAGATGCAATCTATGTTTGGACTGATACAGCATTGTTCACTCAACGTTTTGTTGGTCAACCATTTACCTTTGCGTTTGCACAGGTTGGAACTAACTGTGGACTTGTTGGACAGAACGCATGTGTAGAAGTTGATGGTTCTGCATACTGGATGTCAGAGAATGGTTTCTTTAGATATGCTGGTAAATTAGAATCACTACCTTGTTTAGTAGAAGACTTTGTTTATGATAATATAAATTTAGAATCTGGTAATCAGATGGTATCTGCTGGATTAAATAATTTATTTGGTGAAGTTATTTGGTTTTATCCAACAACAGGATCATCAGTTGTTAATAGACAAGTTACATATAATTATTTTGATTCATCACCACAAAGACCAGTATGGACTGTTGGCTCATTAGCTAGAACTATGTGGGAAGATTCTGCAGTATTTGGTAGCCCTCATGCTTTATCTTACGAAGCAGGGACAGATACATCTTTTGATGTTGTGGGCAACACTGAAGGTAGAACAATATACTATGAACACGAAACAGGGACAGATCAAGTTCAAGGTGGTGCAACTACAGCAATCGTTGCAAGTATTGAATCAGGAGATTTTGATATTACACAAGCAAGATCATCTCAAGGACAACAAACAGGTGTTGCAACATTTAGAGGAGATGGTGAATATTTAATGAAGATAAGAAGATTTGTGCCTGATTTTATATCTCAAACTGGTAATACACAAATTACATTTTTATTAAGAGACTTTCCAAATGATACTCAAGCAAGTTCTGCTTTGGGTCCTTTTACAATTTCATCATCTACTAAAAAGGTAGATACACGTGCGAGAGCTAGAGCTGTTGCATTAAAAATAGCAAACACAACAACTAATCAAAGTTGGAAACTAGGAACTTTTAGATTAGATGTACAACCGGACGGAAGAAGATAATGGCAAAAATTGTACAGGTAATAACTAGACCATCGAATGAATATGATATACAGACTGCAGAAGCTCAGGTTAGAGATCTTGATGCGATTGTAGAAAAATTAAACTCAACGTTTCAAGAAGAACTAAAGGATGAGATTGAAGCGTTTAACTTTTTTGTAAACTAATATGGCTAATCAATATAAATTTGTAGGAACAGATAACAGCACATCAGGAAGTGCGATAAATCCTTTTGGCACAGGCAATCCTCTTGTTAGTGAAACCTATGTAATTAAATCTATATTAGTTACATCAGCAGGCACACCAACAGTCACAGTTACAAATAATAGTATTACAGCTATAAAATCAGCAGCATTAACAGCAAATGTTACAACAGAATTACTTACTCAACCTTTAGTGGTTGAAGGTGGTAATACCCTAACTATACTATCAAGCAACACAGATTCGTTTGATGTAGCGGTTAGCTATCTAAACATTAAGAAGGAGATAACAACATAATGAAAGATCTACCAGTAATAGAACCAAAAGAAGTCATAACAACAATTACAAATATGAAGACAGGCGAGGTATACAAGGACGATTCTGAGTGGAAAGCTCAAGGAATTGCAGAATCTGACATAAGAAAAGATGTTAGAGTTATCATGCCTAGCCTTGATTTATTTGGAGAAACAAAATAGAATAGACCAATGGCCATTACAAACGCACAACAATTCAAACAACTTGTAAACCCACCAATGGAGGGTAAGAAAAGACCTGGATATCGTGGTGAAGCTGCAGCTGCTTCTGACAGAGCAGCGGGTAGAAATGCAGGTAGAGATACAAGCCCTGCTGGAACTGGTAATGTTGGTGGTGATTTTGATAGAGCATCTTTTCAAGCTGCTGTTATAGAAGGTCAGTTAAGAGATTTAGCTAAAAGACAAGCTGAAGAAAAAATAGAGGAAAAACTAGAGCCATTTAGAAATTTAGGAAGTAATACTAGAAAGTTTCAAAATTTTGCAAAAAGATATTTACCTTCAACAGCTTTTTTATCAAAGTTTGGTCCGTTAAATCTTAGAGATTTTTATACGGAAAAATTTTTAGATTCTAAAAATGCCCCTTATACTAAAGAAGAGTTTGCTATGTTACCTGAAGAAAAAAAAGAAGAATTATTTAATAAATATGAAAAAGCTAGAGGATTAGGAGAAATAGATGCATACGGTAATTCAATCGGTGATACAGGTGGTGATGGTTTACCTATTTTATTACCACAAATGACAGCTCAAGCACCAAGCATTACAGAAGAAAAAGAAGAAGAACCTTTTACACCTAATCTTAGATTACTAGCAGGTGGTGGTATGGCAGATGAGACTGTAGGTGGAATCATGGACCTTGAATCAGCAAGACAGATGTATGGTCTAGGTAAACTTGTTAAGAAAGTTACACGTGGTGTTAAGAAAATAGCTAAATCACCAATAGGTAAAGCTGTATTAGCATTTGGTGCATATAAATTAGGTGGAATGGATTTTGGAAAAGGTGGTTCTTTATTTGAAAGATTTGGTAATTTAGGCCCGCTTCAAAAAGCTCTTTTTGGTATAGGTGCTACATCAGTAGCAGCAGGTTTAATGACTAAAGAAGAAGAAGAAAAACCATTGTACGCAGGTGCAGATATAGATGATCCAAGATATATTATGAATAATCCTGGATTATTTACAAATAGAAGACTAGCTGCAGAAGGTGGAGATATAGAAAAAGAACCAGTGGCTAAAAAAGTTATGCCATTATTAGATATGGATGGCAAAGAAAAAGATTACAGAGAAACAGGTGGTTTCGTAGACATGGGTAGAATGGAAAAAGCCGACGATGTCCCTGCAAGATTGTCTAAGAATGAGTTTGTATTTACAGCTGATGCTGTTAGAAACGCAGGTGATGGAAGTGTAGACAAAGGCGCAGAAGTTATGTATAACATGATGAAGAACCTCGAAGCCGGAGGTGACGTATCAGAAGAATCGCAAGGCTTAGAAGGCGCACGAAAAATGTTTCAAACATCACAAAGATTAGAGGAAGTATTATAATGGCTGTAACAGAACAAGTATCACGACCAGCACCTTTTGTAGAAAAACTAGGTACAAATTTAGCAGAAAATGTATTAGCTCAACAAGGTGTACCTGTTGTAACAGGTGGATTAGGAAGTATTTCACAATTAGCTGGTGAGTCAGCAGATTTATTTAAAGCAAGACAAGATGCAGCTCAAGCTTTTGATGTTAGAAAACAAAGTTTAGCAGGACTTGCACCACAAGTAGCAGGTCAAGATGCATTACAAACACAAGCACAAAATTTAGCAACCCAAGGTGTAGGTTCTTTTGCACCTTTTTTACAACAAGCACAAACTGCAGGCACAGCAGCTGGAACAGCATTAGGTGGAGTAGGTTTGGGAGCAACAGCTTTCCAACAAGGCGTACAAGACTTTATGTCCCCGTATCAATCACAAGTAATTGATGCAACACTTTCAGAGTTTGATCGTAACACGCAAATACAACAACAGCAAATACGAGATCAACAAGCAGCTTTGGGTGCGCTCGGCAGTGGTCGAGCGGGAGTGCAACTCGCAGAGTTTGGCACAGGGGCTGCGAGAGAACGAGCTTTATTACAGGCCGGTCTCTTGCAACAAGGATTTGGTCAGGCAGCAGCTGCCAGACAACAAGACATTGCTAACAGAGGAGCATTAGCAGTACAACAACAAGGCTTAGGACAATTTCAAGCACAGTTAGGTCAAGCAGGACAACAAGCAACAGGAACAGATATTACACGTTTAGGTCAGTTGGGCGCACTGAACCAGGCGCAACAACAAGCAAATCTTGATGCACAAAGAGAAGCAACAAGACAAGCTACGTTCTTACCACAAGAACAATTAGATAGATTTGCTGCACAAGTAACAGGGATCATGGGTGGTTATCCTGGTCAAACAGTTTCAACAAACGTACCTAATCCTACACCATTACAAACTGCATTAGGTGTTGGTACAACACTTGCTGGTATATATGGTGCAACGAGACCAGGTGCTAAAATAGGTATTAATTTTCCATAGGGTAAATAATGAACAGAACTTTAAAAAGACCGATGTTTAGAATAGGTGGATCAGCAGGGACTGGTATTACATCAGGGCTAGATCAACCAAGAAAACAATATGCAGATGGTACTGAATATAATCTTAACGAGTATGAAAAAGAACGAAGAATGTTAGAAGAGATGATGAGAAAAGAACAGTTAAGAAAAGAAATGGAATTAGATTTACAAAAGAAAAAAGTTAGAGAACAAAGAAATATAGCAGCAGATGGTGGTAGAATAGGTTATCAACAAGGATCAATGCCGTCGTTTCAAGCATCAGGACTACCTGGTTTCTTAACTGGCTTTGGTTTAAATCTTTTAGCAACACCACCACAAGGTAATATATTTCAAACAGCTGCAACAGCTGCAAGAGATCCATTTAATCAATTACAAGTAAGTCAAGCAAGATCTAGAGAACAACAAGGTGAAAGAGATTTTTTAAGAAGTGAAAGAATAGCTGGCGATGAATCTGCTATGGACAGATTAAAATTAAAATTAGAGTCTGATGAAAGAATAGCAGGAAACAAAACAAATGATGCATTATATAATGTAATGTTAGAACAGTATATTGAAGATGACCTACCACCACAAGTAGCTGAAAGAGCAGCTTTATTTTCTACACAAAATGCAGACACGTTAAGAAGTGCTGTTACTGGTAGTAAATATGGAGGTGTTTTAACGTTTGATATTAGAGATCCTAATAATCAAAAACAAGTTCGTAAAAATTTAGATGGTAAAGTTGTTTATGACCCATATGAAGATAACTATAAATACATAGTTGTTAAAGATGGTGAAGTATATTTTGATGAGTTTAATTCAATAGGAGAAATTAAATTTCCTGAAATAACTTTAGACCAAGATAAAAAAAGAATACAAAATTTTGAATCAGATATTTTTTCTCCTAGAGTAGAAGATGCTCAACCATAGGAGTATAAATGGCTTTACAACCACTAATTCCAGCAGAACAAAATAATGAAGTATCTTGGTATACTTCTGGTTTAGCAGGTATAGTATCTGGTGGTATTAAAGTCGTTGAAGGAGCATTTTCATTAGGTGCAGAGTTAGTTGATTTAGGTTTAGATACAAACACAGCAGCACAGGTAGAGATATTTTTTGATAAACTTAATCCATTAGAAGAAATAGCAGAACAAACAGGTGTTGGTAAATTAACACAAGCATTAGTACAGATTGGTGTACCAGGGGGTGCTGGTTTTAAATTAGGTACAAAATTATACAACAAATATTTTGAAGCAAAAAAAGCTGGTAAGTTAGTTAGTGCTGGTTCTAAAAATTTAGCAAAACAAAGACAGATAGCAGATAAATTAAACAAAGAATCTGGTGTGCCAAGATTTGCAGTGGGAGCTGTAGGTGGTGCAGCCGGAGAAGCATTTGTTGCTGATGTTGAAGAGATAGGAAGTTTTGGAGATATATTTGATAGAGGTCCAACACAATTAGATGTCTTTGCATTAGACGGTGGTAGAGAAGATGCTACTAGAAAACTAATGAACAGATTAAAGTTTGGTAGTGAAGCAGTATTACTGACACCTTTTGCAGCCGGTATTGGTAAAGGTGCAAAAGCCATTGCAACAAAAGGAAAAGAACTTGCATATAGTAATTCTAGACTTGACAGATTTTTTAATAAAGTTGCAGAAGCGTTTACGCCTGAAGGACCATTAACCAAGTCTATATTTGGTTCACAAAAAGTTATGGAAGGGTTTAGATCTGCAGATTTAAATAGAGCAACTGAACTTGTAAAAAATTTAGATAGATCAATGTCAAGAGCATTTCCACAAATGCAAGATGCATTAGATAGATCATTAACAAATAAAGAAAAAGATGTTTTTTACAAAGAAATAAATGATTTAATATTAGATGGTGATTTAACTAAAATATCTGATCCTAAAAAAACAGAAGCGTTTGTTGATTCATTAAAAAAGAAAAATGTTGCTGATTCAGTTATTACTGAACTTACTAAAACTATTGATGAAGCAAGATTAACAATAGGTAATTTAATTGATACCACAGGAAAATATAATCCAAAAGAATTAAAAGATATATTACAAGAACGAATAAAAGGATTAGTTGGAAATACTTATAAAATATTTGAAACTAAACCCTTGTTAGGTATGCTAGGAAGATACAAACCTACAGATGATTCTATACAAGGTGCTATAGCTTTTTTTAGAAGACAAATTTCACAAAGTAATAAAGACGCTACATTTGATCCAAACAGCGCAAAGTATTATGAAGATGCAAAAGATATTGTAGATAGAATAATAGAAGACGGTCTTAAAGCAGCTAAATCTAAAAAAGGTTTAGCAGATCCAAACTATGTTGCAAAAACATTAGAAGATTTACCTGGAGAAAAATTTGTAAAAAGATTTATAGAAAAAACAGGAGCACCTCCTGCTGTAATTAGAAAATTAATGGGTGAAATGAAAGATCCAAGATATTCTGTGTTTAATGCTATTGCAGAATTATCAGGTATGGCAAGAACTAGTGCTATGTACAAAGAGATGTTTGATACTAATGCTGCTACACAAGCAGCTGGTGGCAGAGGATCATTTTGGAATTCAAGAAAAGAAGCAGAGAATGCAACAAACAATGTTGTTAAGATAGTAAAACTAGATGACAGACTATCCGGACTTGCAGATTTTAGAGCAGGTAGAATAAGTAATCCTTTAGGTGCAAAATATACAACAGAAGATATTGCAGATGGTTTAGCAAAAGCTAATGGTTTAACTGAAGGATATTTTATTCAAGCCGTAAGAGGGAGAGAAGGTGCAACATCTGCAGAAAAAGGTGCATCATTTCTTTACAGAAATCTTTTATTGTTTCCAAAAGCAACAGCACAGTTAGCAAAAACAGTTTTGTCTATACCAACACACTTACGTAACATAATAAGTGCAGGAGCATTTGCTGCAGCTAATGGTGTATTAACAGAAGGTTTGGTTAACCCTAGATTATTAGGACAATCTTTTAGAAAAGGTTGGCAAATATCTGGCGTAGCTAATTTAAAAAATACTAGATTTAAAGATGCAGATTTTGAAAAAGCATATAGAGAGCTATTAGAACTTGGTGTTGTAAACTCACAAGTACAAATAGGAGACTTAAGAAATCTAATGAGAGATGTAAACTTTGGTGACAGTATCATGGATTTAGATAAAGTTGTTAATCCTATGTTAACAAAACTTAAAAAAATACCTGAATACTTACAAGGTAAATATGTTGCAGAAGATGATTTTTGGAAAATTACAAATTACTTTGTTGAATTAAACAGAAGAGATGCAGCATACAGAGCTGCAAATATTAAAAAACCTATTGATGAATTAAAAAAAGAAGCAGCAGACATAGTTAAAAATACTGTACCTAACTATAACTTTGTTGGAGATGTTGTAAGAACAGCCAGAGTATTACCCGTTGGTAATTTCATGTCGTTTCCGTCAGAGATGATTAGAACAACTACTAACATCGGTGGACAAGCTATGAAAGAATTAAAACATTTACCTGGTCCAGGAGAAATAATTAGAGGAACGGACATTGCACCTGTGGTTTATATTGAAGGTAAAGGTTTTGTTAAAAATAATAATCCTATGTATTCAATAGGTGTAAAAAGGGCTACTGGTATGGCTTTTACGTTAACAGCTGTGCCTACAATGTTTGTTGAGGGAGCTAAAGCATTATATGATGTTACTGAAGATGAACTACAAGCTTTACGTAGATTTGTTCCTGATTGGTCAAAAAATTCTACATTAGTCCCAGTACGTGGTGATGATGGTAAATTAAAATATGTAGATTTTAGTCACAGCAATGCATACGATTTAATTGCACGACCATTTAGAACAATGTCTAATGAAATTATGTCAGCAACCAAAGATGGCGATACAATACTTAGAGGATTTACACGAGGTGTAGAGGAGGCAATGACTGAAATAGCTGCACCGTTTATTGATGAATCTATTTGGACAGAAGCTGCTGCAGATATAAATTTATATCCGTTATTACCAGGTCGAGGTGGTAGAACTAGAGATGGCAGAATTTTATATACAGATCAAACACCTGTTGGTGATAGAGCATATATAAAATTTAGACATTTAATGGAAGCACTATTACCTTCTTACAAACAAGGCATTAGACTAGGTCAAGCAGCTTTAGAAAAACCAAATAAGTCTGGAAAAATTTTAGAACTAGGGGATCAAGTTGCAGGGTTTGCAGGGTTTAGACCAATAGAAGTAGAACCATTAGATGCTATGGGATTTAAAATTGCAGAGTATCAAAGAGGTATAAGAAATGCACGAAGAGAGTTTACTGGTGGTTTCTTTGGATTGTTAAGAGGTGGACCAATTGATCCTAATGATATTATTACAAGGTACTATGAGTCAAACAAAGCAAGATTTAATGTTATGAAAGAAATGAATAAAGACATTAATGCAGCTCAAACATTAGGAACAAGTTCTTCTTTATTAAGAAGAGAGTTTGAAGATAGACAATTATCAACAGAAACTTTTAATAATTTAAGTAGAGGTAAATATGAACCATACTTTCCATCAAAAGATATACAAGATAGATTTAAAGAAATTTCAAGAAATTTAGGATCAGCTAATCCATTTATTGCAGTAAGGCCAACGTTAAGAGCAATGAGAACACAAATGAAATTTTTAAGTTTAGATGATACGTTTGATATTGATTTAAATGATTTCTCATTTGATAATATAAAAACACCGCCGCTACCAAGTTTGCCGCAACCAACTGTAAATACACAAGCAAATGTGCAAAATGTTAATCCTACAACAAACTTGACATCAACTGAAACTGCATTACTATCCCCAGAAGAACAAGTGATAAGACAAAGGTTAAGGAGAACATAATGGCTAAAAAGTCAGCGTTACAAAAAATTGAATCGCATGAAAAGCTTTGCAGAATAATGCAAAAGCAAACCTTTGAACAAATAAAAGAAATGCAAGAACGTATTAAAAGATTAGAGTATTGGATAGTTGGAGGTATGGGAGCTGTCCTTATAACTTTACTAA